CCATAGATGTGAGCGCATTCCATTCTCGCATCTACTTTGTTGCAGTGTTCACATACATAACCTGCTTTCTTCCTAACCACATTGCTAAACCACTTGTCTGCCGCATCACGTTTTATTGCCATTCTTAAAATCCTTTGTAGGGAATGTAACATATAGTTTGTACTTCTCTGCTAAGTGTCTTGTTATTGTTTCAGCTACTAACGATACTTCATCTGTTGATAACTGCCTACTACTTTCATCCTTCTCAGGATACATAGCGCGCTGAACTGTCATCCATATCAAGTCCATTACGCTACGGTCTGTCCACGGTGCTTCAATATCTTTTGTTAGAACAGGACTACTTATCATGCAAGGAAACCCTGCATCATTGCACCGCTTGGCTATCTCCTTACAAAATACCCACATAGCATTGTTCTGCTTAATGCTTCTGGGCTTTCCTAGTTTGTACTCAAACGTGATGTACTTATGCTTCTCATACATCTGCTCGACAAATTCTTTATACATTGTAAGTTTCTTAGGGCAGTTGACAGTCCAAGCGGCACCATTCATAACGCTAACCTCAAATACTTATTCATCATAATTTCTGCTTGTGTCTCACATCTCTTGATGCTGTCCTGACCGTGGACATAACCTGATTTAGTCCCATCAAGATTAGTGAATGGCTTTCTTTTTGGTACAAGCTGTAGGTCAGTGATTACTTTCTCGCCATTCTCCTTTAGCTTGTTCTTCACCATGCGAGACCTAAGTGTATGCTCACTCAGCCCTGTAAGCTCACTCATATCTTCATAGGTGTAGTAGTTACCAGTAACAAACTTATCGCTCTCAGTTCCCACATACTTATAGCCTTTGATGCCGCCATGCTTTTTAGCCTTCTGATAGCTAGACATATTTCTTCTCCATGTAGTATTCAGCTACGCTACAGATCTCATTGTAACGATTGTATACTTTTCTGCGATTGGTCTTTATGTCGTGACCTTTCTCTTTCAGCTCAAAGATTCTAGCCGCTACTTGTGTGATGCCTAGCTCCTCAAAAGCATTCAGGCAGGTTAGCTTCTTACCATCTTCTAAATATTTTAATACTCTCTCTGATTGTGTCATTGTAGTCTCCTGTATTGGAAGTGTTCATCCCAGTCTTTTTTGCTTGCATCCCACTCTTTGAAGCAATTTATTAAATTATCCAGTATTTCTTTTAAGTCAGTCAGTCCATCACTTTCCATATCCAACTTAATTTGCATAAAGTCCATAGCCATAGACGCGCGATGTAATTGTATTATTACGTTGTATGCAGGATGGCTCTTATAAGCATCGTATCTGCGCTCAAAAAGGTCAGATGGTATATTGTATTCAGACATTTATTACTCCTAGTTAGCCCATGATCTATCGGTTAATGCGACTTCAATATCGCGTTTCTTTATTTGATTCGGTTTTTTCGCCACGCTAGTTAGTGTAGGGGCTTCAACCTCATCTTCCCACCTTGCATTGTTGAGATAAGTTGACGCATGGGGGATGAATGTTTTGTTAGCATCACTCCACTCGCCATACTTAATCCTTAATGCAATGTTCTCTGCTATCATCTTTACAGTATCGTCATTCAGTTTGAGTTTATCCCATGCTTTCCTAGCTTGTGCCTTGCCAACCTTTCTTGGGTAAACACTCCAAAATGATTCAAAATGATCTATATTATTAACTGTAATATTAGATGTAGTATTAACTGTATTATTATCCTTAAACTTTTCTTTAATAGGGTCTTTAACTTTTCTTTGTGGGGTATTTAACTTTTCTTTAATACCCCCATTAAGTAATCTTATATACCTATTTAAGATTTGTTTAGTACCCCCATCCTGCTCCATCTCAATGCTGACGTAGCCTGCGTCTTTAAGACTACCTATCCATTTGCTAATAGAAACCTTACTGACGTTATATAGTTCTGCAAAGTATCCGTTAGTTGCCCAACAATATCCTTTCTCATTGCAAAGTGCAGTGATCTCACCATATAAAAGTTTGGCGTTAGGTGTTAGACTCTCATCGTATCTGACGTTAGCAGGGATGATTGCGTAGTAACCTTTCTTATCCATGTTCACCTGCCCTTATAAACTCGCTGACTGGTACTTGAAACAGATCAGACAGTGCTATCAATGTAGAACAACTTGGATCACGATGATTGTTTCTTATCAAACTAACAGTAGCAGGGGATAATCCACCCTCTCTAGCTATATCAGCTTGGGTCATACGGTGTGTCTTCATATAAAAGTCTAGCGATTTGTTAATGTCCATGTGAACTCCTTAGTAATTTGTAATCATCATATATCAATGTAAATTAATTTGCAAATAAATATTGACATAGGTGTAACAACCCACTAATATGTAATCTCACACACACAAATTAGAGGATATAAACATGAACAGACCATTAATCTTTGAGGATTACAATTACAGTAAAGCCTCAACCCAGTTCCCTTTGATCGAGCCATCGTCTACTGATAAAGAAGTAGAAGATTCCGCATGGATATACACTATTGACTTGATGAATAGTGATCCTACAATCTTGCAAGAAGCATTTATAGGCGAGCATATAGGTGATTTAGATATGATGGAAGATTATCACCGACAGGTATTGCAAGCACTTTCTGAGTGTAATTATTTAAGAATAGGTAGGCTAGTAGAGGCGGCTATAGGCGAACTTAATAAGCAAACAATAGCTTACATTCACGAACATCAGTTTGAGTTGGAGAGAAGAAATGTCTGATTTAAATAAACTAAATGATTATGAGAAGGGCGAGTTCGACTGTATACACGGACACCCTGCCCGCGAGTGCGAGCCAGAAGCCTACTACAACGGCTATGCAGATGCATATGCTAAAGAGGCTAGTGCTACATGGTATAGTGAGAAACAATTTCAACAAATCTTAGGGGGTGCATAATGAGTAACGTATGGACAACACTGTCAGCGATTGACGTATCTAAAAACATCGAGAAGAAGGGTAACTTGAGTTACCTTTCATGGGCATATGCTTGGGGTACACTGATGAAGTATTACCCTGACGCTAGTTACTGCTACTTTGAGCCTAACATAGATCAGAATGGTACTGTTGAGGTCGAGGTTGAGTTGACTGTTGACAGTATCACCAGACGTATGTGGCTACCAGTGATGGATAACAGGAACAAGGCAGTAGTAAACCCAACATCAAGAGATGTGAGTGATGCTAGAATGCGCTGTCTAGTTAAGTGTATTGCTATGTTTGGCTTGGGGCATTACATCTACGCAGGTGAAGACCTACCATTAGCGGTATTGGATACACCTATCAGTGAAGAACAGTCAGCTAAGTTAAAGGGATTGTTACAGGCTACAGAGAGCGATGTTAAGAAGTTCTGCCAAGTGTTCAAGTGCAAGACTGTAGATGATATGTCAGTGGCGCAGTATGATAGAGCATTAGCAATGTTGGAGAAGAAAGTTGCAAATACTTCAAGCTGATCAGGGTACTCAGGAATGGCTAGATGCTAGGTTAGGCAGACCCAGTGCTAGTCAGTTCTCTAAGCTAATCACTACGGCAGGGAAGCCTAGTGCCTCAGCAGATGAATACATAAACATCTTAATAGCTGAAAGAATACTGGGCGAATCAGAGCCAATCTACGTTAATGAGTGGATGCAGAGAGGTACAGAGTTAGAGCCAGAAGCTCGCGCAATGTATGAGTTGATGCATAGTGTTGACGTAGAAGAAGTAGGGTTTATACTAGATGACTCAGGAGAGTTCGGTTGTAGCCCTGATGGATTGATTGGTGAAGATGGGGGTGTTGAATTTAAATGCCCTGCACCAAAGAACCACATAGCATGGAGCAGAAAGGGCGAATGTCCGAGTAAGCACTATGCTCAGGTACAGGGCTGTTTGTATATTACAGGCAGAGAATGGTGGGACTTTATGTCATACCACCCTGATATGAAGCCCTTTGTTGTAAGAGTAGAGCGCAATGAAGACTTTATCGAAAAACTGGCTAAGCAAATAAACCTAGCCGTAGAGGAAATCAAATCAGAAGTGAGGAATTTAACGTGAGTAAAATAGGAATTTCAGTATCTATAGATGTGACAAAGATTGACAAGTCACGCATCAAAGAAGTAACTAAGAAAGATGGGTCAGTGGCTAAGTATGTAAACCTGACTACCTTTATCAACCCAACTGAAGAAGATCAGTACGGCAATCATGGCTTTATTGCACAGTCTCAGGATAAAGAAGAGCGTGAGTCTGGTGCAGAGCGACCACCAATTCTAGGCAACTGTAAGGTTATCTACACTGAAGGCGGTCAGGCTAAGAAGCAAGATGATTTCCTATCTGAAGACGTACCATTCTAAGAGGTAAAACATGGCTAAGAAGAACGTAGAAAAAGCAATCAAAGACGCGCATGATTCGGCAGATAAAGCTATCGATGAAGCGCAGGCAGAAATCAGAGAAGCTCGACAGGACTTGGTTACATGGCTCAAGAAAGAGTACACGTTCAAGCGCGCTGAGTTAATCGTATTTGGCAGTGGCATAGTAGTCGCTGTAGCACTGTTACTCCTCTAGGTTAAGGCGTTAGCCTGTGTAACTGGCTTGGTTCACCAGTAACCGCAACGAACCATTACATTTTGGTATATACTGTATAGATAAACAGCATTAGAATTAATTTTAGGAATCA